GATCGAGATACATAAAAGCACCTTTGTTTCCATCCATCAGATAATCATAGGAGTAATTAGTTATACGCCACTTTTCAATCAGTTTAGAATACGCAGGCAGTTTTTCGATCCCGCGCAAACTGAAATTGGAGTTGGATGCTTGTTCTGAAAATGATGAACTCTCTGTGAGACCAGAGAAACTGCACTTATTGACAACATAGAAAGCCACAGCACGATAAATGCTAGGCAAACTTTGGTCATTGATCTGCCCCTTTGAGTGAAGAAAAAGTTCTCTTGCTAAATCTGGAGTATTATGTGATGTCTTCAAATCCACCAGTTTATCTTTAAGATCAGTACCAAACATCTGAAGTTGTTGCCAGAAGTTTACAAGCGGTTCATAAAGGTCATTTACCCAAATATCTAGGTTAGGATATTTCTTGGTGATATAAATCGCAACACTTCCGCCACCAAGAAATGGTTCACGAAATTCTTGGTAGTTACTAAGATCTGGAAAGTAAGGTCCCATCTTTTCGCAAGCACGGGACTTTCCACCAGGATAACGAAGAGGAGTTTTCAAAGATTTCATTTTATACTATCAATAAAGTTGTTAACAAAGATTTCCTTTTCTTCAAAGTAATCCCGATTAATACGTTCTCCACCATCTAGAAAAAAATGTTCTGGTTGTGGATTACAATTGGCGATAATATTGCTGCCTTTTGAAGATCTTCTAATATTATATAACATACTGCCAGGAACGCAACAAGCTCTCAATAATTTAGGATCAGTAAAGATATAATAATCAGCTGGAGAAAAGTTATTCACATCAGTATTACCCCACTTGTTTAAAACAATTGTATCTCTTACAGAACGTTTTTCTTTATTTGCAAATGTAACTTTTTTACTTTCATAAGTAACACCATTTGCATCAACAATGTCAAACCCAATACTATTTTTTCGGACAAGTAAACCGTTACTACACCTCTCATAAATTTTTTCAACCATTCTACCAACATCAAAGTATTGGATATTTTCAGTTGGTGTAGAAACTGTGGATAAAATTCTAGCAATTCGCGGCAAATCAATCTTTGTAAAATCAATCATTGCTTTCATAATCTTTTGGATGATACTTCAAATACTCAAAAAAAGTAAGTTTCATTTCTTTTTGGGTCATACCACAATGCTTTGCGGCAGCGGGAAGAGTCATTTTTGCACGAAATAGACCTTCATTCGCCTCTCTCACATTCTCAGGAGTTGTCTTTACTGGATGTTCGACAAGATTTGCTTTATTGATTTTTAGTAGTCCCATCGTAGATACACCTTACAGAAATTTCAGTATTTTTAGTTGCTTGTGCCATTTCACGATATCCAGTTCCAACGTAAATTTGTCCGCCAACTACGGCAACTGCCATCAGACCCCAAAAAATATAGTACCACTTTGCTTTTACTTGATGCTTTTTACTCATTTGAATTCACACTCCACCATAATCTCAGTTAGACAGGCAAGCATATTGATTTCTTGATCTGCAACAAATGCCGATTGATACTGATACTTAGCAAGCACCAAAACAGCAGCAGGAATGCTATTGTTTTCGAGAGAACTGTAAAGAGAGTCGTAAATGCGACGCAACAATACAGTAGTATCATTATCCAAGTTAGATACCACCCACTTTCGAACTTCTGGGAAGTTTTTCTCTTTAAGATTTTTGAGAAGATCATTTACAGCGATGTCTGAGAAAGATGCAAGAATACCCGAGTCAATCTCTCCCCCCACCGAATACCTTTGACATTCATTGAGGACTCGTCGCCAATCTGGGAAGTGTTTATTGATAAGTTCTGCAAGGACTTTCGGATCATACTTGACACCTTCTGCATCCAAGATATTTTGGAGACGCTTGAAAAAGGATCCTGCCAATGCTGTTTTTTCTTTTCCTTTAATCCCAAAGTCGATGACGGCGCAACGGGAATGTAGGGGTTCAATGATTTTGTTTTTGTAGTTGCAGGTAAAGATGAAACGGCAATTACCAGCAAATTCCTCAATAAACGCCCGTAGGAGGAGTTGTACGTCGTTTCCTGTGTTGTCTGCCTCATCAATGATAACAACTTTGTGTTTAGCATCTGACGAAAGTGAGACGGTCGAAGCGAAGTTCTTCGCATTGTTTCGGACAGTATCGAGGAATCTACCTTCGTCGGATCCATTAATGACATATACATCTACTCCAAGTTCATTGCAGAGTGCTTTTGCAACTGTTGTCTTACCGATACCAGGAGGACCAGCAAGAAGCATATTCGGAATTTCACCCCTATTTAGAAACTCCTGAAACGTTTTCTTTGTACTTTCTGGAAGAATGCAATCTTCAATAGTCTTGGGTCGATACTTCTCAACCCAAATAAAATCACTGTTCATAATCAAATCCAATCAGGTTTACGCTCAGGCATACGAAGGTAATTATCCTTCACCCAAGTTTTAGAAGCAATATACCTTTTATATGCAGTAAAGGTATCAATGCTCTCATCAAATTTCCATTCCTCAGGCATTGCCCTAGCAAATGGAGTTACTTCAGTAATCTTCCCCTTTGGAAAAAGATAGTAAGCATCTACAAGTGTTTTATAACAAGAATGAACTTTTCCATATCGCAGTTGATATTCATCAGATAAGTTCATCCCCCACTTAATTAACCAATAGGCGTTATGGATACTATCCATTGCCCATTTGGTACAGGGATGATTACGAAACGCACCTTTTTCAGTTCGGTAGGGAGTGCCATCAGTCTTAGGAAGAGTGCCATAGTTATGACCCCACTTCTCAGATGCAACGATAGAAAGCATTTGGCAGCATTCCAGAGGCATCTTGACGATGTGTTTGTCGGGAAGACAAATGGCACTTTCAGCAGGCCAAGGAGAAGTTACGAAGATGTTCATCCAAAGGTAGAATCAGGTTCCAGAGCAATATAATACTTCAAATTGTACTTGGTATTGGTGAACTGTGACAAAAGTTTAGAAGACACAACCACGTCATATGCGCCAGGAATAATCTTGATATTTTCCACTTTGAAGTTGAAGGTAAACTCATCATCAGTCTCACCAACTACAATCGCATACTCATTAGAAGTATCGTTCTTCTTATCACGGACTACCAGTTTGATCACACCATTTTCACCAACGGCAGACAAGTCAGGCAGTTGATACACTGCTGCTGCCTTGACAAGTTTTTCAAGAGAAGTACTATCCAGTTGGAAGCAAACGTCTGCCGAAGGAAGTTGAATCTCCTTATCAGGGGGTGAAATAATCACATTAGGATCAGCATAAAAATACTTCACCCGACGCTTACCCTCTTTGATGCTGAGATAAGACTGCTCAGTAAAATCAAGATCGGGATCTTGGTGCAAACCAAGACCATTCAGAAACTGGTTCAGATCATAAATGGCAAAGTCACGAGGAAACTCTTCCGTAATGTCTGCTTCTGCAAGGATGTTCTTTGCAACAGAAATAGTACGAAGTTTGTTACCCTCCTTTACAAGAATGGAATTATTGATTCCCGCAAAGTTTTTAAGAATAACAAGAGTATTATCAGAAAGTTTCATAGTTTTATCTTGGAGTTTCATTTGTTTTCAATCAGATTAAGGTGATTAATCAGAAGAATTGTATAGTGAAGAACTTTAAAGAGATCTGCACGGGGAGTTCCTTTCGTATCATACCGATCAATATACTTGGTTACATTACCAGCACAGAATCCTTCGCGGCGATTGTGCTTGATCTTATCGAGAGTTTGTTCTTTACCACCACCAGTTCGATCAACATAATGCTGGCGATAAGTGCTTGCAATATATTCTTCAAGTTGTTTCAGAATTTTATCTTCGTTGTATTTCCAGAAACCGTTTTTGTTTGTATCTTCGGGCATTTTCAAATTAAAAGTGGAAGGCATATTCAATGATAGATGATCTTCACCAAGACCACCAGGAAGTCGTGATCCAAAGATGATTGTATCTGGTGAGGCATAAGGATTTCCAGTTAAACTAATACCATCTTCCTCCCAGAAATCTTGATTAGGGATTGAACTTTCGTAAGTGCTCTCAAAGTTTTCTGACATTTTGTTTCATAGTAAAGGGTAAAAAGGAGGCACATTGACCTCCTTATATTCTATCAGTTTGCCTGCTGTTCGTCAACAGGAAGTTGGAAATCAGCATCAACCTTGTCATAAAGTTCAAGGAATGCTTGCTTGGTTTCGTCATCAAAGCGATTCACACACACTTGGATTGCCTTTGCTTTGTCTTGGAAAATGCTGTAAGCACGAATGATATGAACCAGACGGCGGGTGCTGATGATTTCCTCAATACCACCATCGTAGAAGGTCTTGCGGATGATATCTGCCCAGTCCACCAGGCGCTTGCAGAAGTCGCGGTCTTCCACGCCAAGATCCAGAGCGATGCCTTCCAGGATCTTCTGCTCGGTTGCAGGGGCGGGATAGGACTGCTCAAAGGTCACAGGGAAGCGTTCCAGGAATGCCTCATTGAGCACGTTGGTGCCGATGAATCGTCCATCATCAGAACCCTTACCTTTGGTGTTGGCGGTGGCAATCACATTGAAACCAGCAGCAGGTTTCACAAAGCGACCAATCTTTTTAAGGAACACACCCTTACCTTCCAGAATAGATTGAAGGCACAGGATCTTGTTGGAAGCAAGGTCAATCTCATCCAGCAGCAACACGGCACCACGTTCAAGTGCTTCGACCACAGGACCATTGTGCCACACAGTTTCGCCATTCACAAGACGGAAACCACCAATCAGGTCATCCTCATCAGTTTCAATTGTGATGTTTACACGGATGAGTTCACGATTAAGTTGAGAACACGCTTGCTCAACAGAGAGCGTTTTACCATTACCTGAAAGACCCGTAATGAATGCAGGATAAAAAATACGGGACTGAATAATTTTTTTAATATCATTAAAGTTACCAAACTTGACGAAGGTATCATCTTTGTCAGGAATAAGATTTTGTTCGGCGGCAGGAAGAACGGCAGGTGCTTGGAAAGAACGCTCAATCTCATCAACACGTTGTTGAGTCACTTCCAAATTCCAACGACCACGTGAGGTTTTATAATTTTCAAGGCGACGAGTTACAGTTTGATAGTTCAGAGAACGAGAAGCACAAAATCCTTTCAGATCTCCAGCAGTGATTTCAGATCCGTAAAGTTCTTTGATGCTTTCAATAAGTTGTTGATCGTTCACAGAAGACTTGCGAGGCATGATGTAGTTAGGTTGTTTTTTTCAACAAAGTAATTATACAAGCAAAAGAGGGGTAGAAACCCCCCACTGTGCCAGTTTGAAAATTGGATCAGGCAACCAACTCGACAAACTCACCAAGAATTTTTTTGTTCATCTTTTTGGATTTCAAACTTTTCACAAAAGCAGATTTGATTTGTGCTTTGGTTGCAGATTCTTGTACATCAAATTCACTGTCCTGAGCAAGAGCACTGGCAGAAAGACCGAAGTAAGAGTGATACCCAGACTTCTTAATCGTGAATGCTTTCTCCTTTTTCCAAGAACTCATTGTCTTTTCATAATCAGGTCCAAAGAATCCACAATAACGACGAATAAAAGAACCAGCATCACGTGATTCAAGAACACGAATACCAATAAAGTTAATATCAGTAAACCTATCCCGAAGATTGCGAAGAAGAATGTCAGTGAACTCGTGATAATCACAATCACAAGAATACGTCATACCAGTCTTACGATCACGAATAAAAGCATTAGGACCAATATGTGCTGTGCCCATAAAAGGTTCTTCCTCCCAGCGACGCTGAACCTCACGATGATATTTGAGCATAGATCCTTCACCATCACTCAATACAACACACTGAACTTTTTGAAGTTTGTTTTCACTCTGAAACTTTGGAAGAATCTGATGAAGAGAAATCATTGCCTCATTCAAAGGAGTACCAGAAAGACTCATCCCAAGAGGAGCAGAATAACGTGCATAAGAATTATATCGGAATGATGCTGCAAGGCGAAAAATATTTTTCATTTGAATATCCAAATTCTTACCATTCACTTTACTGGTAATCAGATTCATCATAGAAAACCACTCCCCAACTTGAATAAGACCATCACGCTTTTTATAGGAGAGATCACGGAGGGTTGCTTTACCATCATCATCATACTTCACAAGAGGATAGTCAGTAGTGAAAGCATAGACTTCAAAAGGAATAGAAACTTTTTTGCAGAACCAAACAAGATTGAAAAGTTGCTTGACAGTATCCACCATTACATCACCCATTGAACCAGACCAGTCCAATACAAACACTAGACCGTGATTTTTACCATCGGCAAGTGTAGTTACTTTACGAAAAATATCTTCGTTGTACTTATAGGTATGAAGTTTAGAGCAATCAAGAACACCAGTACGAGCAGTTGTAGCACGTGCATAAGAATCTGCTGCCTTGCGGCACTCAAACTCTTTCACTAGATAGTTGACTTCTTTTTGAGCAGAACGCTTGAACTCCGCAAACTTCTTATCAACCTCACCAAAAATATCATTTTCAGAATATTTGTTCCTTTCAAGATAGTTGTTCCACTCCGAAAAACACTTTTCGTGAATCTCTGCATTAGGAACAATAATCTTATTCAGATCAACCTGAGGAAGTTCAAGATAAACATTCTCATAACCGTCATTATTGACTAGATCTTTAAGTGCCTCTTCAAGATTATCCATCGTCTTGACTTCGGGTTCTTCATCCTTTTCAGAACTCTGAGAAGTGGGTTTCTTCTCTTGATCAGTTTCACTAGATTCAGGAGATTCAGAAGTATCTTCCTGAGGTTGGTCATTCTCACCCTCCTGCTGATCTGAAAAATCAGAAGCAGGTTGTTGACTTGCACCAGAATCCTGAGATTCCAGATTGTCCATCGGAGTCTTGGTTTCTTCTTCTTGCTTGTGTTTGCAATAATTATAAAGTACCTCTGCGGCAATTAGAACATCAGCGAAGGTTTCAGTTTCCGCAATCAGGTTGATGATTTCAGTCTCTTCACCACGCTCAATGGGCACATCAACATAGTTACCAACCTTGAACCAGAGGTTTGCACGGTCGGCAAGATTATAAGTTTCTAGATTATCATCTTTGATTTGGAAGAAATCCTCATCGGCAAGTTCTTTGTATCCGTTATAGAAAGTCTTAGCAAGACCAGCATAACGACGCTTCATTAGTTTCTCAATACGAGCATCCTCCACTACATTCACAAACTGTGGTGGAATCTTGTGTTCCTTCAACCAATTCTCGTCAGGTGTATAGAGAGCGTGTCCGACTTCATGACCCACCAGCAGATCATAAACAGTTCCACTTGCACGTTCCCATAGAGGCAGAGTCAGAACACGAGTATGAACGTTGAAGCAAGCAGTCTCCACCTTCTTATGCTCAACCACAAGATCCTCAGTGGCAAGCAGTTTGGCAAGTTGGGACTTGATTTCGTGGCGGACGGTCATAGGTCTGATGCGTATAAGACCATTATACAAAAAAGAGGGTGCTAAGACCCTCTTGTGTGCCAGTTTGAGAAGTGGACTCAAACCCCACGAACAAATTTATTGTAAGCATCTAGGGGTACAGCGCCAGTATCATCAACATATTTTTTTGCTTTAGCTTTGTCGTCTAATACCTTTCCCTGCTTCATTTGAGTGGATGGGGAAACAGGTGGAATTTTAATAACACTTTGCTCAATAATACTCTGCTTCCACTCTTCACTCATATTTGCCATAATAGCAAGAGCTGCCTTGTTGGTATCAGCATAACCTTCGGCAACCAGATACTCAAGAATAACATCAAAAAGATCAGTTTCTACTTCTTCACGAGCAAATTCTCTACTTCTTGGTTGAGAACTACCACCGTGAGAAAACTCTCTGCTTCTTGGTTGTGGTTTCTGTTTTGCAGATCCACCACCCGTAGATTTAGTGGAATGACTTAATTCTGGTCCTCTCATTCCAGCAGCGTTTTCCTTTGCCCTCTTCATATCACGATAATCTTGAACAGGATCTTCGGAGATATATCCTTCTTTCATTTCATCTTCATCTTCTTTTTCCTTCTTTCCTTTCTTCTTACCATTCATTTCAGGAGTCTCTTTTTCAGACTTCTCCTCATCTTCACACTCACAATCAGATTCAGCAATGACTTCTTCTGGTTGAGCATAAACGGAAGCATACGCCTCCATCAGGTCTTTTACTAGTTTTGCTTCCATTTTACCAATAGTTTTTTAGTTATTTATAATTATGCGTAATCTGATCCAGGAATACCATACTTTCTAAGCCAAATCTTAGTTCCCAATTCCTTTGCTTTTGCAGGATCAGTTTTTCTTAATTCATCATATTTTTGAAGATCAGGATCAACTGGTGCTGCCGGTTTAGCGGCAGGTTTAGATGTTGGTTTAGCGGCAGGTTTAGATGCTGGTTTAGATGTTGGTTTATCTGCAGGTTTAGACGCTGGTTTGGTAGCAGCAGGTTTTGCTGGTGCTGGAAGTTTTGGTGCAGGAGGAGCAACATCTCCACGCTTCATAGCAGCAGTTAAAGTACCATCAGCAGTTGGTCTAGGTGCCATTACAGCAGCGGCAACTCCAAGTGGCGTAAGATTTCTAAGTGAAGCAAGTGTTCCAAGTCCTTGAAGAATATTAGAACCACCACTAGGCATTTGTGGTTTTACTGCTGGTTTTGCTGCTTTTGCTGGTTTTGGTGCTATCTTATCAACACCAGTTGGTTTAGGAGCAGGTTTAGATGCTGGTTTTGTACTTGGAAGTTCTCCCATTAAACCACCACCAGTCATTCTATTCAATCTCTGAACATCTTGGAACTGTTGAGATCTTACTGAGGTTGCAGGTTTTGCTGCCTGAGTTGATGGTGTTGGTTTTGCTGCTGGTAACAATCCACGAACATTAGTCTGTGTTGGTTTTAATTGTGCTTGTGGTTTAGTTGCTTGTTGAACTCTACTCCACAAGTTTCTAGCACCAGAAACAGTATCAGAAGCTTGTTTCCATGGATCTGGAAGAACATTTCTCACACCTTGTGGTAGCAGTCCACGAACATTAGATCCTGGTAGACCTTTTGATGAACTTGGAATTTCTCTAACAGTTACTGGTTGAATTCTTGTACTTACAGGTTTTCCACTAACTGGTTTGGCAGCAGGAGTTACAGATCCAGGTTTAGCAGTAGGAGTTATAGCACCACCACGAGCAGAACTAGACGAAAATGGTAATGCTCCACGAACATTAGGTCCAGAAGATCCAGTTAGTGCTCTTGTAGTAGTTGGTTTTGCAGTTGGTTTTTGAGTAATATCATTTATTTTATTTCCAGTTGTTCCACCTTTCCAAGGATCGGGAGCAATGTTTGCTCCTTTTGGAGCGGTTCTTATTTTTGCAGTGGATGTTCTAACAATTGGTGCAGGTGACTGAGTTCTTACAGTTGGTGCCTTTACTGGTGCAGATGCAGATGGTGCAGACCCTGCTCCAATAGATGTTCCAAGAATATCAGATATCCCTGCTCTTAAAACATTTTTAGCAACTTGTCCAGGTCCAACACCAGGTTTTCCAATTCCAGTTCTACTCTGAACTGCTTTAAGAAAATCATTCCAAGCCGCTTCATTTACAAGTTCAACCATAATTTGGTTGCTCTCTTGCTCAGTATAACCTTCATCAAGAAGAATTTCTAGAACTTGATCATAGAGATTAACACTTTCTGGAAGACCCATTTCTTGCCAGTTCTTGTTATTTGCCTTTGCCCATTCTTTTGCCGCTGCCTTTTCTTCTGGCGACATTTGATTCCAGGTATTTCTTATTTGCCCCTTAGCAATTGGATTGTTACGATTATTCCAAGCTTTTTGATAATCTGCACTTCTATCAGGAACAGGAGGTTTTGGTGCCTGCGGGGTTTGTGTCTGTTGAGTTGAAGTAGGAGACTTTATAGATCCCCAATCAGTGGGTTGAATAGCATTACGATTTACAATTGGAGGAGGAACAGGTCCACCTCTAAATGTGGGTCCAGGTCCCATCGTTGTACCAAAAGTTCCTGGTTGAATTGTTGTGGATGGTCTTGTCGATGATGGTGCTGGTGCTGATGTAGTTGAGGATGGTTTTGGTGCAGTTGGTTCTGGAGCACCACTCATCATTCTCTGCACTCTCTCTTGTCCAGCAATACCTGCCTTTAATTTATCTGCACCAAGCATTCTCTTTGTTCTATCACTCATCAATGCTTGTGCTTCTTTTGATGGACCTGCCATCGTTGCCTGAGCAGATGCCTTACGAAGATCATCAAGTTCTTGCTGAAATGACTTACTAGGTGCAGATGGTGTGGTACTTTTAACAGGCGTACTAGTTGCAGTAGGAGTGCTAGTAGAAGTGGATGTAGAACTTGTATTAATCTTCGATCCAGGAGATCCTGGAGTTTTAAAAGTTCCTGCTGCCTTATCTGCTTCTTTTTTCTGCAAAAATGCCTTTCCAGCAGGAGAATCTACATACTTTTGCATATCGACTTTTTCCAAGTCAGCATCAGTAGGGACACGAAAAGATCCTTGAACTACTTTTCCATCCTTCTTATCAACAACTCCAAGTTGAGATCCGGAAGATGCTATTACTGGTTGCTCATAAATTGAATTATATGCTTCTTGCAATCCTTTATAATTTTTGCTGCTCATCTCTAAAAGACACTTTTTAGATATTTATCAAAAAAGAAGCGCCCCCATTTTGGAGACGCTTCTTGAGTGCTTGGCGACGTGCTTTTGCTTGTCGGAGTGCTTGCGGTTTTAGTTTTCGCTTTTGCTCCTTCTTTGAATGATGATAGCGATTTGGGACTTGCATTAGTCTTGTGCTTGTGGGGACAGCATACGGGAAAACCCCTTGACTTTTTCAAACCTTATGACACTTTCAAATTTGTCATGCAGGTCTGACTTATGAGAGATCACGAAGATATTAGCATCCTTAATAACATAACGAATAATCTTCAAGAACTCATCGGTTCCGAAACCGTCAAGCGAAGAATCAAATACCTCATCCA